CTGAGTGAAGTTTGGAGTCAGTGCTCCTGACTTCTCAGCACCAGATATGATCTTAGTTAGAGCTGCATCATCGGTGACATTTGGAGAGTTCGACTTAAGCACATGGTACTTGATCCCAAAGTGTGACAAGAGCCTATTAATTCTCCTGTCCATTTCCTCACGTTCTGGTCCGAATACCTGCTCTTCAGCTAATCGTCTGGAACTCTCTGTGGCAGCTCTATTAATGTTCTCCGTTTTACCCACAAAGATCTGAGGTAATCGGAACGATCTTCTGATTTTCTCACTGTTATTTGTATCATAAGCTTGGAACAGCTGATCGGTGTGTTGACTGGAGGTCAAGGGTTTCAGGTCAATCTTCATTGCTCCAGCGTTCTGTGCTTCTTCATCCTGAGATTCACCCTCAAGGATGAGAAACTTTGACCAGTTATCTGATCTTTTGATATGCGAATTCACATATTCTTCGATCCGGTCGATGGTATCTGTGGTCAACATGCCGTTGGATACTGTGACCACCATCGATGGCACGTTATTATTCTTAAAAGTCTGGAAATTTATAACATCAGAAGCTCTTGAACCAAATATGGAGAAGAGGTTTCCAATGATCCTCGGTAGACCGTAAGAGGTTCGACCGGATTGGATCTTGAAGTGCATGGCACCTGTAGCAGCATTCTCCTTCATATCCTTCTGTGTCGGTCTCTCGATAGGAAGGCCGCTGTTCTTATCGATGGTTCTAGGATCATCCCACTCCTTAAAGTAGGTGGTGTTGGAACCAACTCTCTGAACGAACCTTCGGAACCGCTTGAAGAATGTCTTGGTGATCCAATTCAGATCCTCATCAAGATATCGAATCTTGATCTCTGTGAACTCACGATCCTGTTTAGTGATTCGCATGTGCCGAGCACGAAGATAATTAAGACCTGAGAGCTGACCATCCTTTGAAGTTAGAACTTCCCAGAAGCCATTGCCTTGAATCTCAATATCTTTTCTGAGTTTACGCCTGATTGACGTTAGGTTGTCGTCTGGATTGGTGATGTCGATGAAGCCCTTAAGCTCCGTCCTCTCCTTTTTGATCGCTGCTTCATTCTGAGTTTTTTGCTCATCGGTCATCTCACGTTCGACAACTCTTTGACCAAACCCCTCAATGTTGATCTCCATAGCTTCAATACACTGGATCAACTCTGAGCTATTCTCAGGCAGGAGTGCCAAAACATCTGGTTCGTAAGGGGGAAGAATAAACCTAGCATCTGATATTTCAGACTCTCGTTCCCGATCTGGATCGAGCGCATTTGACTTTTGTTTCGCAAGAGCAGCATCACCTGAGATGACTATAGCTCTAAGGCAGCGTTGGTTTTCAGTCTCTGTTTTTTTGCTGACTCTACGCTTTTTCATTTTATAAAACCCCAAACCTACGTCTGTTTCGTTTCGTTCTCGACCAGAACGCTATCTTTAGGCAATTGAAAAACGCATCGAACAAGTCATCATCTCCACCACGCTCACCTGTAAACAGCAGAAAGTGGTCCATAAATTTTCGATGGTTGGATATATGGATGAAAACCTTCCCTGCCTCAAACAATGCAGCAACTTTCCAGCCCTTCGTAATCTTATCGAGATCAGTATAAACTTTCTTTACCATAACAGTGGGATCGAAATCTACAACGTCCATTGCTTTTGCTTCTTGATAAGCATTGGACTCGATCCCCACCCAAAGACAATCGTTGTCTTTAAACCGTTCTGCTATTAGTTGAGTTTGTTTCTTTGGTCTTATGCCTCTACGTTCATAATAATTCAAAACGTAAACATTCTTCTCATCGTCAATTCCGATTGTAACATGAGCAAATTTGTTAGCTGAGTCCTTTTCACCCACAGCCAAATCCACACCCTGATATATTTTCAAATTCTTCGGAGCATCGGTGTAATATCTGAAGTATTGATTTTTGAAAATGACACCCTTCATTGCCGTTGTATCGTTCTGATACTGGGCATTAAAGATGACTGTACCCATATTTGACTTGAGATTTAATAGGAATTCTACGGTGTGTTTTTCAGGAAAATAACTGAGGAGGATTTCTTCCCCATTTTCATCCAAGACTGGCTCGAAACGAAGATCACCACCATCGTCTCTTTTATGTTCTCCAAAATCATCGAGAATCGGTTTATCTTTATCGACTTTGAATTCAAGAGATTTGATTCGGATGAAGTCATTTTTGAGTTCACCAGCACCTTCGACTTCGGTGTGTCCCATGAAATGACCGTAGAGGTCCAAATAATGGTATCTCGTGCCGATGATGTGCAATTCGGCATGTGGTTCCATCGTCGGTGCTAACGACTGATAGAACCAAACTCTCTGCCTGTCACGTTGAAGCTCAGTTCGACTAGCTTCTTCAGTGACCGCATCGTCCATTACGATCATATCAAAGTGTTTACCGATGAGTGCAGAGCCGACACCGATGCAACTGACAGTTGAATCTTTGTGCTTCGAGTCTTTGCTCTTAACCACAATCTCTTTGGTGTCCCACTTCGGACCAACCTGAGTACCGAAGATTTCTATCAGTCGGCCATTACCCTCAAGATGGTTCTTAATCTCCTTGAGAAAACCCTCTGCCTGTTTCTGAGTATTGGAAATCAGACCGATTCGGACGTTCGGATTCCTGAGAATCTCAAAAATGATCTTGGTGTAGTTGCAGATCGTGGAGTTGTGGGTGAAGAAATCCTCACAGATGAAGTTCTGATTATCGGCCACTTGGATATCACAAGTCTCATGCTCACCATCGAAGGTGATGGATTCGATCTTGTCCCAAAATATGTCGGATTCTGCTAGAGCATGAAAAGCTTTATTATCATCAGCTATAGCCAGTCTCTTAATCTTTTCCCTACCAATGGCATATTTACCATCAATTCTAAGATTTGAATTTTGCCTATGCCACCATTCTGACTTGATTAAGTGTTTCTTGTACTCAATTGGGATAGTGTCTGAACATGGGTTTGGTTTGAAATCATCTGCCTTGTCTAACCACTCATCTAGGTACTTCTGTTTTACAAATAGACCAATCTCATCACTAAGTTTCTTTAAATTCTCATAGTCTGTGATCTGTAGTCGCCATGCGTCAAATTCACCAGTCTGACAAGTAGCCAGCTTGTATGTGAATCTGCTGATAATACCAAAATGTAACAGTAGTCGCTGTATGTCCTGTATGAGTTTCTTTGATGAAAATGTAATCTCAAAATTCATCTTACCCATGTGGCCATCACACGAGAATAATCGGTTGAGAAAAGCTGCTTTTACCTTCTTGGTTGATTGAAATACTTCAGGAGGAATCCATTTCCCTCTTGATTTAACTCTAAACAAATTGAATTTTCTTAGAAAATCTCTTATACCATTACGCAAACAAATTCTCGATGGTTCAAACTCTCGTCTCCACTGAAAACCTAAAGATTCAGATACTAGGATAAAATCCTCAATCACTATTTCACAGGATTTAGTAAAATTTGAACCAAAACAATCACCATCAGCAATCATATATGCGAGTAGTTTAGCCTGATTTTCTGAAACATAATCCACATTGGATAATATTGGAACAACACGAGGAACAGCTATCCGATCACCTATCTTGAACTCTTTGAGTTGTTTCCAACCATTGAAATGTAGATATCTATGATCTTCAGTACCAATGATTTCTCTGCCTGTCCTTGTTTTCAATATGTAGCAAGGTTTTACACCCATATCTAATTTCGCAAGGACAACACTTTCTCCAATCTTGAGTTCTGGACCTAAAGTGAGAACTGTATTTCCAGGTTGCACCTTACCGATTTCTATGTAACCTTCAGTTGTAGCAATCTTCTCCGTCACTTTGACGCACTTCCCCGAATCTCTTGGCGCAAGAGTCAGACTCTTCTTCCTCCGATACTGATGTTTCATGATCTTTTTGTGGAAGTCGAGGATGAAGTAACCGAGAACTTCTTTGGCTAAGATGTCGATTCGACCGTTCTCAATTATTTCTCGTCGAATGACCTCATTCTTTATGAGTCTCTGCTCTCGAAGAAGGGTTCCGATCTCAGCTCTCTCTGCTGATTCCTTCCCCTCACGGTGCATCTTGTGGTGCATCTGGGATTCGGTGAGGACTTCAACCGCCATCAGTCTCATCCTCTAACAAAAAGTTGTCGGACTGGACGATCTTCTGCATCTCATCGTTGTTCTTAACCATCTCAGCTCGGAGATCTTTGAGGCTGGCACTTGTGATATCAAGATTACCCACAAGCAGAGCTGACTTGTCTGGAGTCTTGTCGATAACTCCGAACTCATAACCCTTGTTGATGATCTCATTGTAGATATCTGACTTGGCTTTTAGAGCTGCTGCCAATGCCGTCAACTGCTTTGAGCCTTTGAATCTCTCGACAATCACATCGAGATCTTTGACGACTTCCATCTGTTGTAGTTTATATTGAACGAAAAGCTCTTCATTCGTCATCTGCCTGTGGACAGACAACTCTTCGAAGTAGACTTCTTTTTTGAGTTTGCTTAATTCTTTGGCATCGACATAGAGGTACTCACACATCTCGAAGTCATTGTAGTTCAGGGAGATCAGAGTCCTGACTAAATCCTTCCTTGCCCTTCTCGACTCCTCATACTTTTTTGACTTCTTGCTACCTGTTAGCATTCCCTCGATGTCATCTGGCATCTTCAAACCACGACCAGAATCACTTTCGATGTAGCGAAGCCTGTGGGCTTTTTCAATTACCCTACCCCTGGAGACTTTTTTTCTTTCGGTGTCGAGGATCGGTGGGTAAACCGCCTTACTGCCTACTTTGACATCGTTATTGTTGATTTTTTTGGGAAGTTTTATCTGTAGGTCTTTGATCTGATCGGGAGTCAGGACTACAAAGTTCTCGTAAAAAGATGATACAGTATCTTGTAGGAGTTGCAGTTGGTTCTTGGTAATTGATTTACCATTTTCATCAACATACTCGGTTGATACAACCGTCTCTCGGTCCGCCTTAGCCAACTCTGAATTCAAAGTCGCTTCGGCAGTTTTGTATTTAACCTCAGACTCTCGTCGTGCTTCTACTGTGCTGGTTAGCTCTTCTTTATATTCTTCAGTTGGTCTGCCCACGTTCTGCTTCAAACGCTCAAAGGCTTTAGACGGTTTGGCTTTAAGCTTCTTTCGTAACTTGAAACGAGGTTTGGACATTTGAAAGAACCCTCTTCCGTTCGGATTCAAATAGTTTTTGAATTTTATTTGGACATTTCTAAGAAGCCTAGCATGATGGAGGTTTATTATTTTTACAATAGATAATTTCGAGATACCTACGAAGGTCGATATAAAAAATCGAAAAGGGGAATACACTCGATACGAAGTCAGATGGATAAATCGGTTCAAATGTAATCTTCAGATCGGTGAAACAGACTACACCGAAAAGATCATCACCATCAAAAGTGGCTTAGGCAAAACAACCACCTTCTGGACATTTTTTCATGAGATGGAACATGCTATATCGGAAGAGCTTGGTCTGAGGATGACCGAGAGGCAAGTAAATGGGCTAGAGATTGGTCTAGCCCAGGTATGCGCTGATAATGGATGGGAGGATTAAGCTTCTTTTAGATCTGGATCTGTTGGGGGGAGTTCGATAAGGGATTTGATCCACTCAATTCGTGCCTCACCCTCATATTTTTCCTTATACTCATTGATAAGATTCTGAACATACGTTCTACCAACAACACCAGCTAGATGGTTAGCTATAGATCGACCTGATCGATTCTTCTTAAAGTGCATTCTAAGAATGATGTTATCGATTTCAGCAGTAGATTTTGTCGGCTGGCCAAATGTCACACCTCGTTTTTTAGCCGCTTCTATTCCTATCTTTATTCGTCGAACAATAGTTTCTCGTTCAATCTGAGCAATCTCTGAAAATGCCGATATGATGGTCAAACGGAATGGGTTATTCGTGGATAGGTTCAATTCCGGCTGATCTGTTGCGATAAACCCAACACCATATTTATCGAAATCTAGTAATAATTGAATAGCTGTCACGGCATCACGAGACATCCTATCGAGACGAAAACAGACAACATTATCAATTTTCCCTTTGGTTATATGATTCTGCAATCGTCGAAAGTCGGGACGCACAGTATTTTTTTTACCCGAACAATTTAGGTCTTGATAGACTGGGATTTTCGCAATCTCAGCATCTGTCATCCCAAGATCTTCTCTCAAATATTTATGAATGGCGTGTTTCTGCATGGCTATGGTTTGAGTATATTTAGTAGTCTCTAAATCTATAAGATTCCCATCCTTATCCTTCTTCCTAGCCCTCATCGTCGAGATACGATAATAGATAGCCAGTCGTGTGTCTTTAAGTTTAATCTTTTCCATTTTCCCATCTCCATAAGTGTGTTGCAGACTGATCCTAATAGTAGAATCTGCACCCTTATCGGAATTTGGGGAAAAAACTTGAGAGAAAAATCGTATACTCATGAAACCATTCTTTGTTTATTTCTTAAGAGGGTGTCTATGTAGCAGGTTTCCAACAAATTGCTTTGTGATTTCCCCATTATTACGGTTCCGATATCCATGTTCATTTAAAATTCGTGCAATCACCTCATATGTCATTGGATCTAGTCTTTTGGTTCCACGCCTCATTGCATGGACCTCTTTTACAAACTCACGCCTACTTTCAGAATCATATCGGAGCAATTTCCCTTCTTCCAAAACGACTCTTTTTATATTTTCCATAATCGACACAGCCAGTTACCCTCCACTTGGAACGTGTGTTGGTATAGCGTTGTTTATCTCAAAAAACACTCAATAAGTCAACATTCCGTTAAGCTATTCCGTTTCGTATATTTCATATTCTTCTGGGGGGTAGTGATCGAATTGCACACGATCATGGGTGGGATTGGAACCATCTTCACACTCACAACAAACTTCAAACAGAGCATTGAAACCTGCATGTGAGAGACCACCTTGGGATTCGCATTCTTCTAGGCACCAAGCCCAGTGATTCTTATCAACAGTCAGACAACCATTGATAAGAATCAGAAATAAGATTGCAACAATCTTCATGCAAATCCCAAGAGCTTTAATCGTTTTGAGCTTGATGTGCTACCCAGTGTAAATCTTCACCAGCGACATTCAAATCAGAGTCTGTACCGATGGTAAAACCATTAGCAGTGAGGGTGATAAGATCAGCTGGATACGTTGCTGTACCAGCTGTGATAGTTTTGTAAGAACTATCCGCTAACATCGTATCGGTCTTTTCAGCTTTTGCAAGACCAGCTGAGTTAAACAACTCGACCTTGCGTGGCTTGAACCCTGTTGTGATTGTAATCAATGCACCTGTTCCTGGCATTGAACCTGACTTCAACCAATTCTGTCTTGACATTAAAAACCTCCTAGTTAGAAAAATGATAGGATTGCAGTTTTTTTAGCAGCTGTAAACGCTTTACCTGGACCGCTTTGTGGAGGAGGCATTGAGCCATTCGACACACGAGCCTTAGAGTTCGATGCTGCAAATTTTTCTGCCGTCCTTAAATCTACGATAGCTCCTTTGGCATGACAACCACTAGTTAAACAACTGGCTGTTACTGTGGGTTTGATTTTAGCAAATTTTGCTTCCAAATCCCCACCATCATCTCCTCCCCCTGGAGGTTTCTCACCAGTAGGAGGATCACCATAAACAGTTTTAGTCTCCGAACCACAACCAACTAACAGCAGCAGACAAAATAATAACTTCATCATGACATCCCCTCTTGATGTTTACTGATCGACTGGATCTTGATCCAGTCTAAAGTCTTTAATGATATCAGGATATGTATTTACTAACTGTTGGAAAGATATCTTCCCTCCAGTTGCCAATTGACTAACCTGATTTCTAACGGCTGTTGACGAATTCATTCGTCTTAAAAACTCTGCTGGGCTCAATCCAGTGTGAGCAGCAACTTCTGCCAAGCTGTAATCTTTTCGCATTCGATCACTTGCATAATTGACCGGATCAGGTTGACCAGGATCATGCTTAAGCTCTTCCTTGACTCGTTTAAGCTCAAGATTATCACTTGTGAACAATTGATTCCCAATGTTTTTATAATGGGCTTCAACAAGCTCTATATCGTCTCTGGTGAGATCACTAGGAACCCCCACAACACTATCTCTCACCTGATCGCTGGCAGGTAAGATCCCATTCACATGGCACCGAAAACATGAAAACGGTGCTCTTATCGTAGGATCGAACCCTGGT